GGCAGCGGCGGCCTTTGTGGTCTTGGAGGAAGCACGAGATTTGGTTGGGGCGGAGCTCATTTGTTTTGATATTGTTGGCCGAGGAACTTTTTAACAACAATAAACGCGGGGAATGCTGTTTACCACAGTAAATTTGAACTTTGTCAATTTTGTTCATAAACCGGGGTCAAAATGGACTTTTTTTAAGGTGCGGCAAATTATTCCACGTCATAGAATCAATATGTTTACGTATTTTTTTTCTTAACCCGGGACAGAATGGGGGACAACGTCATATCCTATGTGTCTGATAAACAGAATATATGTACTGATACATGTATAAATATAAAATCTTATAGAACACCAAAAGAACGTTGTAAAAATCCAAAAACTCATGGAGATTTTTGTGGTAAACATTACAAAAAACCTTGTAAGTGGACACCTGCTAGTCCTGATACTATAGCAAAGCGTGTACAACGTCGACACTTACGAAAGCAGCAGAAATCTGCTACTATAATTACAAAGGATATGTACGCCTCACGTATACAATCTTGGTATCATCTTTGGAAACCATTTCATATGATACGTCGTCGTGGACTTGCTTATTACGACCGTAGTATTACAACAAATGATACAGATTTTTTTTCTACAGATTCTATGAAAGATATTAGTAGTATTATGTTCTTTTCCTATAAAGATGATGATGGACATTATTATGGGTTTGATATACGCTCTATATATACTGTAATTTATCGTGCTCGTATTGAAGGTGAATCACCACAAAACCCATTTACACGTAGTCCTATTGGTCAAACTGTCATCACAAAAGTTATGAAACTTACAAAATTTCTAACAACACATAATTATTCTATTGAATGGGCCCCATTAACACCACCAACACCTGAACAACAATGGCGTATGAAAATTGTAGATCTATTTCATAAGATTGATGAACTCAATTATTATTCATCGCCTGATTGGTTTATTGGATTGACCTTGAGCGAACACCGTAAATTTTATGCAGAATTACATGCCATATGGTCTAACCGTGCTGGTTTAACTGTTGCTCAAAAGTCACTGATTGTACCCAACTATGTTCAAAAACTCTTTCGACATCCCCCATGGGCATTAGGTGATCAAACACTTGAATCTATGCAAAAAATTAATATGAATGTAATACGAACTATGATTACATCTGCTGAAGATAGAAATGACCGTATTGTAGGTGCTATGTACGTTGTTAGCGGATTAACATTAGTCAATGACCAAGCCCGTGCGGCATATCCCTGGTTATACGAAAGTGTACAAGGTCACGTAGATGCACCAGTCTCCTTAGGAGGACCAGTCCTGAACGGACGTGTGTATACACTTGGTAATATCTTTGGTATTGGATGGCTCAATGATATATTATCAATCGCTCCAGACTATGCACATATACCACCCTTACAATTACCACCACCTAGTACACAGCAGAATACGAATAACTAACCACTGATGTGCGAATTACATGAAAGTCTTAAGACATAATAGCCTGATTTTAACAAAATTGACAGCTAGATTTTTGTTGGAGTTGGATGTCATTCCCTTTGTCTGTAGTCCTTCGCACCTTTAAAGACCGCACACACACATACACAAATGTCAGCAATCGCACCAATTACCTCTTCCACTTTCGATGTTTCTAAGCTCAGCGTTGGCGAGCCCAAGAAGCTTGAATACAGCTCAACCGTTTACATGAACTACGACGGGAATAAGCGCGTTCGCATTCAGGGTCCTCGTATGACCATTCCATTTGACCTCAAGGACTATGATAACAACAAGAAGTTCAAGGTTCAGTTCAACCTCAAGGATTATGAATCTAATCCTAAGATGAAGGCCTACTTTGAAATGCTTCAGCAAATTGATGACTTCGTCGTCTCCCAGGCTGTTGCCAATGCCGACAAGTGGCTCAACAAGAAGGGTAAGAGCCGTGAAGTCATTGAAGAAGGTTTCACTCCTTCCGTAAAGTTCCCTAAGGACTCATCCAAGGACTACCCACCCACTCAGGCCGTTGCCGTCAAGCATGATGGCAAGATGGTCAACGGTGTACAACAGCTCGGTACCTTCCTTGTTGAACTCTATGACAATGATAATACGCTCATTGAAGACTCTCCTCTCAACCATCTCAAGCGTGGTGCCCAAATTACTCCTATCCTTGAAGCTGCTGGTATTTGGATTGCCGGCAAGGGTAACTTTGGTATTACCTGGAAGCTCCACCAAGCCCGTGTTGATGTACCAGGTACTACTGGTGTAAGCCGTGGCTTCATGGGTGTTGTAGAAGATGGTGTTACTGCCGATGCCGAAGCCGATCTTCTCACGGCCGTTGCTCCTCGTGCCGATGACGATGAAGGCGATGACGAAGGCGATGATGACGAAGCCGAACAAGCTCGTCTTGCCGCTGAAGCCGCTGCTGCCGCCGCTGCCGCTGCTGCTAAGAAGTCATCTGCCACTAAGGCTAAGTCAGCTGCTCGCAAGTAAATATTTAAACAATAAATTCATAAATAAATACATAAACAAATATAATTAAAAAATAAAGTATACCAAACTTTTTTCATATAGTCAATGTCTATCTATATTACGTAATGCACGGGGTGTATGTTTTGACGTAGACTCTACTGTTATTACAAAAGAAGGTATAGATGAATTAGCACACTTTGCTGGAAAAGGTCAGGCAGTTGCTAACATAACATCGGATGCTATGAATGGGACACTAAACTTTCGTCAAGCTTTAACAGAACGTTTACGCATTATTGACCCTTCGTTGTCGATGTTAGAAAAGTTTAATAGTATACATACATTCAAGACTACTCCAGGTATAAAAGATTTCATTAACTTATTACGATTACAAGGAACTGACGTATTTTTAGTATCTGGTGGATTCACCCAAATGATTTATCCAGTAGCAAAGTCACTTGATATACCATATACGAATGTATATGCTAATACAATTCTATTTGATCATGTTGGATATTACACAGGATTTGATACAAATGCTCCTACATCCTATGATGGAGGTAAAGCTGAAACTGTTCGTCGTCTGCGTTTAGCTGCTGGTAACAAGGGACCATGGATTATGATTGGCGATGGCGTAACAGATTTACAAGCCCGTCCGCCTGCTGATATATTTATAGGATATGGCGGCGTTATAACACGTGAATCTGTAAAGGCAGGTGCTGATATATTTATTACTGACTTCCGGCAATTATTCGCAGATATGAAGAATAACTTTTTCACTAAGACATATAGATGAACTTTAATCTTGAGAAAGTCCCTGGTTGGGCATATAACTGGTGCTATTACTTTGCTGCTATAGGTATTGCGTCAATTGTTGTTGGATTTATTGGTCTTTTTACCGTTAAGCGTACAAATACAGCTATGACATTACTCTTTTTAATTGCTACATTTGTACAAGCTGCTACAGCTATGACATTGTTTTGGATGTGCCGTTCATCATTAGCACCTAAGTCGGGGTCTGTATCCAATTTTATTGACTATGCCCCTGCCTCTACTGTTGCAACATCTGGTGAATGGTATGCCAAGGATGTTAATCCTGACTATGGACGTAAAGCAGGTGAAGGACTCGTATCTCAGTTTGGACATTAAATATTAAGTGAATTATATATTTTATAAGATACAGTTCAGTGTCTTACAAAATATTATGAATGTTTATAAATTTATTGGCTGTGGTTTTGAGCAGGAGACTTCTTATCATAACCCTGTAATGTGACTGTTGATGAGCAACCACACTGACCAGTTGGTAAAATACCAACGGGTGGTAAAGCTTGACCAATTAATTGAGCACCTAAGAATGCATCAAGAGATACTTCACGGCTAGGACCAGTTCCCTTCCATCCACTACTTGGAGCCTGTTCAGCTACCTGTGTCTGTGGATTATAGGAATACTGGTCTGTATTACGCCAGGTGAAAAGTGTAAGTTGTCGGCGACGAGCAGTAGAAAGGCTAGCATCCCGATTTGTCGTAGGCATGTTCTACATATGACTGCGAAATTATTCATTTACACTAGAACCTTTAAAACGTGTAACTGGTACACAAACTGGTATGGAAATTTTTGGTTCATTGGAAGGAATACGAACAGGACATGGAGGTGGTGGCGGCTGAGGCGGAAAATACTGATTAAAACGCGTGCTCGGGTCATAGGGATTTGAACTTTGTGATAATACTGTTAATGCTTGTTGTCGCGTTGTAACTGATGCCGGTGTACTACGTATATCCACATAGGGTGGTGGTGTGTTTGTATTGACCGGAACTTGTATTATTTGTGTTGTTGCTGTAATTGGATCAGATGAAGTATTAGTACACAACGGTGTTACTAGTGTTGTTACCCACGCAGTTGGACATTGTTCTGTTATCATACGCACTGATTCGGGAATAGTCTCGTGACCCGGCTGTGTTTGTACAGGACAATATGGTGCTGTTATAATTGTTTTCATAGGTGGTGGACATACTCTGTACTTTTTGTACATTCCCTAACTATGGAATTATTCTTTCCATATTGTAAGATGAACGTAGAGAAAAACTTCTTTTTCCAAGGTGTTACAAACGTCGCGAAAGCGACTTTACGTAATACAGTTGGTTCTAACAGTGTACCAATTCGTATTTTTTGGTTGGGAATACTTATATTACTAGTTATAGCATTTGCCTTTGGTGTCTGGTGGTTAGCTCAGCGTTGTACTGGTTATAATCCTACGAGTTTTGAACACTTTGCTGATCTATCTAGTGCCAAATCTACAACAGATATTTCAGGAGGTACACCTGTACCAAAAACTCTTGGAGAGTATTTACAAAACTTTATTCTTAAAAATGCTAATGATACCAAAAATGCTCTTATGAAAGCTAGTAATAGTCTAGACGATGCTATGGATGGACTAAATGATGCGAAAGAGAATATATGTAGTGTCTTAGAAGATATACAAAGTAATTTTGTATCATCCCATTTATCTGGTGTAGATCCTGCACTTGCTAGTGAACCCAAAGATATTCAAGATAAAAAAATAGCATCTCGTCAAGCACGAGCACAAAAAGATTGGGAACGACGTAAAAAAATATGGACGGCACGTCATCACCAGCCATTATTAGAATGCTTTTACGATGTATCAGGTGCTACTAGTGGGGATTTAAGCGGTTCTGTTGATCCAGTTTCTATGGCAATTTCTCAAATTAATTCTACCTGTGACGATATCAATGATATATTAACCGACTTACAAGACCAAATTCAATCGCCTGATGTACAAGCTGTTATTCAAATGGTATTATCAACAGATGGTAGTATAAATTTTGCTACACCATTTATGAATAATACTGCTATGATTGTAGTAAATAATGCGTCTATAATACGTAATATGCCAAAACCTAATGTAGTATCAACTGTATCTGCTGGTAAAAATACAACAACGACTGAAGGATTTGATAATATGTCTGATGCTGTAACAACGTTTAATAATCAATTTAAATCAAATTATCCTGATGTGAGTCAAAAATATACTACATCTACATCTCAAGCATCCAGTCTAACTGCGGATATTAGTCGTTTTTTGGATACAGTTGCTAATTTACAAAAACGTGCTAAGGATGCCTCAGATATGAATAAAAAAATAAAAAAGACACAACAAGATATTAAAGATGGTAAAATAACTCCTGCATTTATGGATGATAAACCCAAATAAACTTATAGTATTCTTATGATTAAAATTATTAACTTTAATCATATAAATTAATAGTATTAAACATTCAAATCAATTGTTGTAGATGTCGAACAATAAAATTGTTGGGTTATATCATTTCCCTGCGTAACGACCTGAAAGACATTTGTGTGTTCGGCGGTTGTACCATCAATAGTTTCAGTTGTCATAGAAATACCTGTAGTCTTAGTAATTTTATTTTCTACATCATGTTTCATACGAATACCTTCAAAAAACCGACCACCTACCTTTTTTTTGGAATCTAGACCACGTGATTGTTTTAATACTGGGCCAATTGTCATAGGACTGATATTTGTTGAAAATACTGCTTCAGGAACAAATTTAAAACACCAGTCTTTACACGTTTGGTATAATGAAACCGCATGTGCTGTTGCTTTATCTTCAAGTTGAGTTTCTATATCTAAAAATGCCTTAATCCATTCACTTGCTATATTATTCTTTTGTTGTGTTGAAAATAATGATGATTCAATAGGATCCCAAGCATCTAATGTACGTAGAAAGTTAACTACACGCTCCTTAGTAGGATTGCCACGAGTTGCCGCATGCCACATACCTTTCCAATTATCAAGCAATGGATCAACGTCTTTTTTGAATCCCATATCACTGCGTCCCCAACGTTCAATAATTTGTATAACTGCCGCATTAGGTCCATATAATTCTTTTGGTAAGCCAAATCCGCGGAAGGTATAGTGCATATATTTTTGAAAAATATCCGTGGTTAGTGAATCAATACTTTGGTCTTCTACATGTAGTGCCAATAGTCGTGATTCTACTGCGTTCAAAATCTTGAACATTTGTGCCGTCTTATCATTAGGTTTATTTGTTTCCAAAATTAAGCGTTCATTAATTTTAATCTTTTTAAATGTTCGTAATAAACTATTTACCTCTGATTCAGCAAAGGGTATCCAACCACTTACACCATTTGTAATGTTTGTATCTTTAGAGGCCAAATACCAATCTATAGTTGCCTTGAGTAAAGCTTCAGAGGTTGGATGCTGGAATGCCCAATTTGCTGTTGTAATACGACGACTTACAACTAAATCAGGATACAAGTCCGTGCTTAAAAGTCGTTCCCATAGTCTACCAATGTCTTGATGAATGACAATACGGCTTCCATATTTTGAACGTACATCCGCAACGGATGGTGTAAATATCCATCCAGCAGGTGTAAATCCTTCATAGAGACCAGATACAATCTCGTCGGTTCCATGCTGGGCTTCTTCAACGGCCTCATCATAATCATGTTCACTGTTGAGTGATTTCAGAAGTTCCTCAACCCAAGCCGGTGTACGTAATTTAGTTGGACTTGATAATCGTTCTATAGGTATTGAAGATGTATCTGAAAATACTTGTAATGATACACGATTACGCTCCATGTCACATAATTGCTTAATATATGTTATATATTGATTACGTTTTGCTTGATTGTCAGGCGTTGTTTCCAAATCATGAACAGGAAATTTATTTGGAACGTTATCTAATGTTGCCAATAAATGTACATTAAAGGATAACGGGACTTGTTCAGTATATATATTTATAGACACGTCTGTGAATCCTAACAATTGACTATAATAAAATTTTAGTTCAGACTCGGTAGGAATATAGTCTGATAATAGTGTTCGATTCCATACAGTAGATGGTGTATTAATTTCAATACACAGTAGTGTACGTGTTTGGTCCATGACCGCTCTAACTCTAATTATTGCCGCCTTTCTTTAGCCCGGCATGACCGGGGGTTAAAGACGGGGGTGCGGATTAGGCAATTCTAATGAATCTAAGCCCCTAATACTATGAGTTGTCCACGTGTTGTTAAGCGAAATCGCGGCTCCGGCTATGAAAAGGTAGAAGCACCTGTTAATAATTCGCTTAGCAACGACTTAGCTACAAAACTCGCTGAACGTGCCGTACAGGATTCTAAAATTGCATCGGCCTTTCAAGTAGTTGCGGCACCAGTATCAAATAATAATATTATTGTTAATCATAACAATGATGGAAAGCGGTGAGTCTATTCATGTTAGAACTATTGAAATTGTCTACTCTGGATCTAGTAAAGGTATAAAATGTTGTGAACGCGAGTTGCTATTTGATTCAAATGGTGTCCCAGTTTGGTCACAAGTGATTCCAGTTGTAGAAAACTATATTTATGAAAAGGGTGTTGAATCTTATAATCAACTTACTACACCGGTATTATTATCTAATGGTTGTTGGCTTACCCATTACAGAATGGGCGATTCCGGTGAATCCGTGTTCGTTCGAATTTTACCTGCCCCCGGCATGCCTGCCGCGGCCGTTTAAAGCCACCCCCGGTAAAATAAAACATAAACCCCCGGTATAACAATGGCGACCCCCAAGACCAACCCCAAAACAATTATTGGCATTGACCTTGGAACTACATATTCTTGCGTCGGCGTATGGCAAAATGACCGTGTTGAAATTATAGCATCGGATACTGGTAATCGCACAGTACCATCTATGGTAACCTTTACTGATACAGAACGTCTCATTGGTGATGCCTCAAAGTCGGCTGCTGCTAGTTATCCTCGTGCGACTATCTTTGATGCTAAACGTATGATTGGTCGTGAATTTACGGATCCTATACTCCAAAAAGATTTGAAACATTTTCCCTATGATGTAGTCAATGATGGTAAGAATCGCCCTCAAATTGTTGTTGACACAAAGGATGGTCAAAAGAGATTTTACCCTGAAGAAATCTCAGCTATGGTACTACAGAAGATGAAGGCTGTTGCTGAATCTTATCTCGGTACTACAGTTACTGATGCCGTTGTGACTGTACCTGCCTATTTTAATGACGCACAACGTCAAGCTACAAAGGATGCCGGTAAGATTGCTGGTCTGAATATATCTCGTATTATTAACGAACCTACAGCAGCAGCCATTGCTTATGGATTGGATAAAAAGACGAATGGTGAAAATAATGTATTAATTTTTGATTGCGGTGGAGGTACATTTGATGTTAGCTTATTGACAATTGACGATGGTGTATTTGAAGTACGTGCGACTGCAGGAGATACACACTTAGGTGGTGAAGATTTTGATAATTTACTTGTTGATTACGTCGCTGATGAATTCAAGAAAAAGACAAAGATTGATATTCAGGGCAATGCACGTGCCCAACGTCGTCTACGTACAGCATGTGAACGTGCTAAGCGTATATTATCATCCTCTACACAGGCTCAGGTAGAAGTTGAAGCCTTGGCCGATGGACATGATTGCTCAGTCATGCTTACACGTGCTAAATTTGAATCACTCTGTGATACTTTATTTCGCAAATGTATGGGACCTGTTGAACAAGTCTTACGTGATGCAAAAATGAGCAAGTCGCAAATTCATGATATTGTGTTAGTTGGTGGTTCATCACGTATTCCTAAACTCCAACAGCTTCTAAAGGACTTTTTCAATGGCAAGGAATTGTGCCAATCTATTAATCCTGATGAAGCCGTAGCCTATGGTGCTGCTGTCCAAGGTGCAATTTTGGGTGGCGTACAATCGGATAAGACCGATGGACTCATTTTATTGGATGTAACACCTTTGACACTCGGTATTGAAACTGCTGGTGGTGTAATGACTCCACTTATTAAGCGTAATACAACCATTCCTACAAAGAAGTCACAAACATTCTCAACCTATGCCGATAATCAAAGCCAAGTTCGTATTAAGATTTACCAGGGTGAACGTGCATTAACCCGCGATTGTGATTTAATGGGTGAATTTGAACTCGGTGGTATTCCACCTATGCCCCGTGGTGTTCCTCAAATCGAAATTTCCTATGATTTGGATGCGAACGGTATATTGAATGTTTCGGCTGTGGAAAAGTCAACTGGTAAGACTAGCAAGATTACCATTACAAATGATAAGGCACGCACTAAAGAAGATATTGAACGCATGGTAGAAGAGGCGGCACGTTATGCGGATGAAGATAAATCGGTGATGGAACGTGTAGAAGCTCGCAATGGTGCTGAAGCATATTTGTACAATGCTCGCAATAGTTTGAATGAAGAAAAGATTAAGGCTGCGTTGTCTGAAGATGATAAAGCGGCTGCTGAAGCGGCAATTAAGGAAGGTTTGGAGTGGCTCGATACAAATCGTGAGGCCTCTGTGGACGAAGTCAAGGAAAAGCAAAAGACTTGGGAAGATATTGTACGGCCTGTACTCATGAAGGTCTATGCCGCTTCGGCCGGCAAGGGTGACCCTGCGGCGGGCATGAGCGGCGGTAGTGATGCGGGACCACGTGTAGAAGAAGTTGATTAAGTAAATTAATACTTATGTTCAGATGTACTACATCTATTGATAAGTTTTTACTTGGGTGTCCATGTTTTATAATTAAAATCCTTGTCTGTTGCCCATCCAGTGACTGCGTAACCTTCAACATTGTATGTATGACTTCCGTCTACGACTAAATGATAGACCTTTGTGAAAGGTGACATTTTCACTGATTCAATTGTATTTACAGTACGAGGACCAGTAACGGTCTGTAATTGTGTACCAACAACAAGAGGTTGTATCTCAACAGATGACATTCCTTCCATACAACGAGTAATCTTAGTACCATCTTCCAATATTAAAGTGTGCTTATTTCCATATGTTGCTGATGTTAACATTTTTGGATTTACACAATAAAATCCATAATCTGGTGAAACGTGTGGGTGATGGCTTGTACTCTTGTGTTCGCCATTAATATTTACAACCATACTTGGACCTAAATAAGGTTGATGTAATGCTGTCACTTTATTTGTTTCTCCAAACGCACCTAGTACAGTATCACCAATCTTGACCTCTTCTATAGGTTTAGTTGTACCATCTGCCATAGATACAGGAGCACCTTCCAAGAAACATGTAAAGGAACCTGGATAATTGGATGAACTACAGGCATTTGCAATTGTTACAAATGGTGTCCAATTATATATATAACTAAAACCCTCAGTATAAGGATATAAATTTATAGTTGGATATAAAACAATAAAATTAATTTGTGGACTGACAAATGACTCAGGTGTAACAGTATATGGTCCCAAATAATATTGTGTATTTGAAATTAGACTACCATCTGAATTAGTTATAAGTTCGGCTGATGCTGTGTCCATATTACATTCTTGAGGGAAGAACAGAAAATAGGCTGGCCATTGTGGGTCATATCCTGGTGGTGTAGGAAATGTTATATCAATACCAAATCCTGATGAAACTTGTTCTTCTATAAATGATAACGGTGGTATAGAACTATCACCAGGATCCGTGATAACAAATGGAAAGAAGTACACGTCCATTAAATCACATACGGGTAAGCAAGGATTACAATAATTACATGCTCCTGATAACTCGTAAGTACCAACTTCGCGTAATAACACAGTTTCAGCATTAGATGGCTTGGCTGAACCACCAAAATCATTTGTAGGTTGATTATTATTATAAAAATTAGCCAGTGTCTGTGCTTTTATTACACGTAAACGTCCGGAAGCACTGTTATCCGTTGATTTAGCACGAAGTGCTTGTACAAATGCTGCTGGGTCGCTGTCTGGACACGACATATTTCTAATGATTGCTTATTTTTTTTGTATATGATATTTAGAATGTCTCGTATACTTCGTTCAATAGCACGCAAGATAGAACCATTAGGAATTTATGTTCAACCTTATACCCGAATTGGTGGAGTAGATAAACATATGATGTGCCCACTTATTTATGCCAAAGTTCAAACCGATGGAAGCTTTTATCATAATACAGGAATGTCACGTGTTGCTATGATTCTAACAACAGCTGATAAGAATAGTGAACTCAAGCATATGAAAACAATCTCAACATGTGTAGATTCTACAGAGACAGAATGGGCCTCTGTTAGCCAGGGACTTCTCTTTGCCTTAGAAAACAATGAACGTACTATTGCTATTGAAAATGATAATCTTGGCGTTGTTAGTAGTTTAATTCTAAGTGATAATGTTCCCAAAAAAGATTATGCTAAATATTATCGTTATATAATATTGGGATTGACGGCTAAAACAGAATGGACCGGCATTCGTTGGATTCCACGCGAAATGAATTTAGCAGACGGACTCTTTCGAGGAAATAAAGGAGCTGTATCCAAAAAACTCAATTAGTCTATATCTTTATTATAAATACAACATAATGTTAATGATGTATTTATAATATGCTTATATGGTGGTTTAATTGGGCATCTTGATAGCAGGTGGTTCTGTAGGACTGCCTGCTGTTGTACCACTTCCCCATTTTGGATCCTGTGGATACTTAGGTGGTGGTAATACTTCAATGTAATAACGTAGTGCTAGAGGTTTAATTACAAAACTAGATGTACCAAACATTTTTGGATCTAGATATGCTTTTAAGTTATCATTATTATTAGCAAAATTCATACCAATAAAATGTATACCTAATGATTGTGCTTTTGTTAATGTATAATCATTTGTTGTAGCAGATGGTTCCTCTGAATATGGTGCTATCCAAGCAAAATTTTGTTGAATCTTACGAATCTGTTCAGGTTTCATATTGTCACTAATACCGTTTGCGTCCTTTGGTGTCCACTCCATTTTAATACCATCAAGCGGTCCCACATTAATATAATCACTGAGTATACTGTTTGAAGCACGAGTATTAGACATTACTATAATCTTGTCAAAAAGGTTAAAAATTGGCTGTGAAAATAAACGAGTTTGACCACGGCAATTGTTAAATGTTGTTTCTAAACGATAAGGTTCAATTGTACTTTGTAAAGCAGCAGCGGCACCATCTAATGTTAACTTATGCGGATTACGGAATCGTAAATAAATAAATAAGGGGTCGTTTTGGCCGGGGCGTCTATTATTTGTAATACCTTCTTCAACAATTGCTTTTAGAATCGTTGATAAAGGCAACATATTCATAGAAACACGACGCCAGTTGCTACCGGCTTCAATAATTTGTACCGATGGAGCAAACTTATTTCCTGGTGTTATATCACGCCAAATATCAATGATAAAAGCACGAGCACCAGCAGCTGTTTGGTATTTTGCTGCTAATGGAGATACAATGCTATCAACAGCTGGTAAAAATATACCGGCAGCATTTGTTGTACTAATATAAAAGTTTGTTACTGCAAAATGATTTTCAGGTACACCCTGGCTTTTGAGTTGCTGTAAATAATTTATAAGAGTTGTACGTTTATCTTTATTTCGATCGTATTGTTCCATTGTCTTACCATCAGCACGAGTCATACGTGCTATATTATGGGGTGTCTCGAATAAACGGGTCTTACGTCCATACCAAATAAGTAATGCGGCTGAAATGATTAAAATAACAATTGTACCAATCACTGAAAAGGATGTGGTTGCTGATGCGTGTTCTGCCATTTTGGACATACTACTTTTTATAGTATCACCTATGCCGGAGAAAAACGATTTTACATCCGGTGCTAATTCAGCTTTGTCGCTTAGACTCGACATCCTCTACCTTCTTACTGTGAATTAAAACTTCACTTGAACGCTAGTGTCACCTTGTTTCAAATAAATAATAAAATGTAATGTATTTACTTGAATAGAATATAGTGTATTAAAAAAATTGAAGTACACTATATTGTGTATTGTATGTTTGCGACTAAAGTCACATACAATATTCAACCTTTCCTTCTTAATTCTTTCTCTTTCTTATTCTTTCAATTCCTTTTAAAATGAGTTCCAATTCTCTTGTTCAACGTACTATTCCTCATTGTCGTCCATTTAGTAGAAGTCAGGAAAACGACAGTAAGCATTTTAATTCTGACGAGGAAGCATTTATTTATGCTCGTCAGAATAATTTCAACATTGTTCTTCATAAGGACGGTCCAAATGGTAATAAGCGATTGTATTACTTCGCAAAGCGTGATTTAATGGAGATGAATAATCTTCATTCTGTTACACTGGAGCAAAATAAGTCAGCATACGCACATACAACTTGGATTATCCGTCTAGATTAAAACTATACCAATTTAATATATACCAAAAACAAAATACAAAATTTTTTACTTGAATGCTAATGAAAAGGCCAATGCCATCTTATCCATATCATTCATCTTAACTGGTGCTCGTGCCGCCGCTGCGGCTTCTGCGGTAAGTCCAGCCATCACTGGGCGTTCCAACATAAACTTACGGGCTTCGTGAGCTATACCTGAATAAATTTCATCCAATTTTTGTATAGCGTTACGAACAGCTGTTGTGGGTGGTGGTGCGGCTGGACCACTTAATGTCAGCGATGTACGACGCTGATTATGTTCCTGAATTGATAATGCCAGCGAGGCAATTGTATCACGACGCCCTTTGGTCCCTAGTTTTTGCCAAGTAAGTTCTAATGCGTCGAACATAGCATTACGATCGTCTACTGGTAAAAATGCTGATTCATTGGCAAGTTCATGTATAAGTGCTACCAAAAACCAAATTATGCTTTTACGTTGTTTAACAGGTAAGAACGATGGACCACGCTCTTTAGCATGTGGTGCGTCTGTCTGACCGTCCAACGTAATTATCCATATAACCCAAAACAGAAGCCGACCAACTTGATTACTACGTAATGCCGCTTCAAATTCATTTCCTATAGTTTTCAAGTCGAGTCCATCCATTGCTGATGTCCATACACGGCGGCACGCTAACTGTTCGCCAACCCCACCACCGGCTCGTAATCGTTGTCGCATAGACTCTGCTTCCTTATAACAGTCTGCTGCTGTAGGAAGTATGGCAAGCGGTTTTTTTGCCGATAAGACTAAGGCAGCCACGGCTTCACCTACAAGCTGACGTACAACCGGAGTGTTTCGTACAGACTTAATATCACCTCCGCTCTTATGCCAATAACTACGTAACTGTTTTATAGTATAGGTCCATATACGTGGCCATCCTGGATAGGCTCCTCCGACATGAAGTGCCCATGCGTGAAAAAGCGTTGCTTCTAAACGCCCGAGACCTAACTCCGAACAGATCAGTTCCGCTGACCAACGTAATGCTCGTGCCATATCGGCATTCCCAATTGCACGTATAAGTGCGTTTGTCACATCTGGCCACGCATAACCACACAACGTATGTTTTGTTGTAGCTTTAGGTTCTGATTCAAATGACGGAGCAATTGATGTCATTCTTATACATATAGACCGATTAAATATGCCCTAGTAAAAACGCAACTTATAATAAGAATAAACATGGATTGTGATGAATCAAGTCTCATTATTGGAGGAATAATTGTTATATATTTCTTACCATTCATTCTTATATACTGTTTCTTTACTCCAGCTGGATGGTTTGCTCTTTACATATTATGGATAACTGCTATTGGACTTATTGTCGGAACTGGTATTACACTTATTATGGGATTTATAACCAATAAAAATAAATAAACTTTATACATATTAAGAATATATGCCAATTAACAAAACACGTAAAAATAAAAGGAATGTAACTGCTGATTTAATACAGCATCACCATTTTTTATTACGTATGGAGACTCTTACATGTCCATCTGTAGATGATAAAGATATGGCCGGTGAATTGATTTCTAGAATACTTCATGATATTAAAATGAAACCGTTGGATAAACCTCATGTATATTATGTAAAAGAACCGCATTACAATGAGGGACTTACGGCCATATGTCCTATACAAACAAGTCATATAGCGTTTCATTTCTGGACAAACCCCGAACCAAAAATACTGAATAATAGTGAAAGTAAATGCTTATTACAGTTTGATATCTATACTTGCGGTTCGCTATCTCTCAATAATATATGCCAGATTCTTCATCATTTGACAGTATATAAACCTACACATGTAAATGCAACACTTATTAATCGTAATCATTCTATGACCGTAGAGCGACTTATCCGATGGGATAAAACCACACACGAATGGACGCAATGGGTAGACCGCATTCCATATATGTAAGGAAAACCCCCTGGCTATATAGGATGGCCGCCAATTGGCTTAAAAATATTGACCCGCTTGACACTTTTCAAATAATATTAGTTGTCGTATTATCATTTGCGATTGCGAACTATGTTTACTTTCGATGGATATTACATTCAAATCGTAAAGCAACACTTGATAATATTGAATCCTTTGCAAATCCTGATGGCCCCGACGGTGATACGGTCATCCTGAGCAACGAACATGTCTATGATGAATTTTATGCCAAAATCTATGATATGTTGGTGGATGGTGAACTTCGTCATAAGACTGAAACCAATTTAACTATGGGCTGGGCAAAATCTTTCCGTCCAGAAGTCGAAACTATTAAGATCTTAGATGTCGGTTCTGGTACAGGTCACCAGGTCGACTTATTCAAAAAGGAGGGCGTTGGTAAAGTCGTCGGTGTAGATGCTTCCGATGCTATGGTTGCCCAGGCTCGCAAAAACTATCCCAAAAACGATTATCGCGTACATGATATTGAACAAATTGGTAATTTTGCTGCCGGTGAATTTAACTTAATTACATTATACTACTTCACATATTATTACTTACGTGATCCGGAAATGATGTTTCGTAACGCATTTCAATGGTTAGAGCCTGGTGGATGTTTAGTTATTCATTTAGTCAATCGCGAAAAATTCGACCCTATATTGGAATCCGCTAGCCCATTTGTTGCATTTAGTGTACAAAAATATGCTAAAGAACGCATTACTAGTAGTAAAGTTACATTTGATAAATTTGACTATGAAGCCGATTTTGATATTCAGGGACAAGATGCTGAATTCCGCGAAGAATTTAAGTTTAAGACAGGTAAAGTTCGTCGACAGGTTCAACGTATGACTATGCCAACTATGGAACAAATTGTAGGAATAGCAGAACAGAACGGCTTTACCTACAAACAATTTATGGATTTAACGGCCATTGGCTATGAATACCAATTCTTATTTTGCTTTGTACGTTAATAACGATGACGACCTTTGTCATTAATCACTAATGTTAAAAAAACTGCTACTATCACTATAAAAATAACTACATACAACTTCACATTGTGAGCTGTATGAAGACTATTTATATATTCAACTGAGCAATCTGTACCGCTGCGTAAAGACATCCGTGTATAAAATGGATAAATATTTTATAATGAGTAATTAAATCTTATCAATCATACGACTATCAAATGCTTTACCGAGTTGTTGTGTTAACTTTGCGTCTGCTGCAGCTTTAAAATTAAACTTACAAGCATGGTCTTCAGGAATACGATGTGTACTACAAAAGCGAATACCACACTTACAGGCAAAATCAGACAATACTAGCTTACGCTTACATTCTCTATGATTACATCGCTTTTGACTGGGTTCGGTCAATGTATTTAGTTGAATAAGAGTCATTGTAGAAGGAAGTGCTAGATGACCAGCTGAAGAAAAGACGGGACTTACAGGAGAATGAAAAGGGGTTGTCATCTTATAAAGGATATCGAAATTGTTTTTAAATATAGTTCTAAAACTCAATTTTTGTCTAAACACACGGTGTGTATTACATAGTAAATGACCTTTTGGGCAAATACATCGGCCGCTCCTTCGCTGTTAATGCGATTAGGACTAGATATACAAATGCCTGATTTTTTACGCAAAACTGTACCTACTATGCCAGTTGGGAAATATGAACCTGTACGTGCTATACAAAAACATATAGTCGAACTTACACGATTTTGGACTGAACATTATTATGGGGTGGATTGGGTTATGGATGCTTCTGAAGATTGGGTTGCTACATATGTCAATGATCCAACTGTATATATATTTTTAATTTATGATAAATTATCTATTATCGGGTCAATTGTAAGCACACCTATATCTCGCGGAAAAACAATATTTTCTAATAGAGTTGTATTAAATAATGTACGTGTAATTGAAGGATTATGTATTCATCGCTCATACCGTGGACAACATCTTGCTGGGTTTTTGATTTCCTATATGGATTGGTATACTGCGTCTATAAAACCTACCGTTCATTTATGGAGTCGTGAACTTGCTTCAATGCCATTGGTTCATACTGCTATTCAATTAAGTACTTATGCCTATATTGAATGTACACGGGCTCGCCAACGTATGATGTGTAAGCAAATGCCTATGAATGATTTTCAATCTTATTGGAAAACGTATATTATGAATCATGGTGTTGGGGCAGCTGCCATATTTACAAATACACCTATGCTTCGTCGCGATGATATATCCGTTTGGAATACTACAAATAATGACCATGTTGCGGTTATATCCTATACACGCCGTCGTATGCGTGGTAGTATGTTACCTATTTATGAAGTTATTTGGATTTATAGTCATAATCCTTCCTGGTTTTTGGAATCTGTGGCGGCTAACTTAAAAGGAGTATTATTTACATCATCGGCATCCAATTGTGGACATGCATCGGCAAAGTGGCCGGCTCCCTGGGTCTATGGACAATCCGGTGTTCATGCCTGGTATATATATAATTTTACACCTCCTGGGTTCGGTAATTGTGAACTTAATATTATACGTGAGGAAATTTAAATAATAATAAAACTAGATAATAAGAATGTCTGTTTATATTTATATACATGATGGTCTAGGGAATCAGATGTTTAAAATTGCTGTAGCCTATGCTTATGCTAGAGATACAGGTCGTATATTACGAATAATCAAAGAGAAAAAAGATAAAGATAAACCTGAGGCACGAGGAACTTACTGGACAACAGCTTTAACAAATTGTGTACAATTTTTAGTTGATACTATTGATAATAATCATAAAATATATAAAGAAACAACATATGTCAAATATTTACAATTGCCTGATTTTATCGGAAATAATGTATTATTAGATGGATGGTTTATAACTCCTAAATATTTTAATAAATATCAAGATGATATACGTTCTCTATTTTATCCATCACCAGAATCAATTGAAAAGGTATATAATTTATATGGAAAATATATATCAAAAAATACAGTAACGGTTCATGCACGTCGTGGCGATTATGTACGTTTTGCTGCCGAATTTGGTCCACTTACCGTAGAATATTATAAAAATGCTACGAATATTATATTAGAAAATATATTAAATCCAATATTTTTACTTGTTAGTGATGATGATTCTTATTGGTCAACTATAATTGAACATATTACTGTATTTCAACAATATGAATATATTATTGTACCGCGAGATAGTTTAACTGATTATGAAACACTTGCCTTATTTTCTCAAGTAAAGAATTTGATTATTGCTAATAGTACATTTAGTTGGTGGGGAGCTTATTTGGCAGATACAAATATGGTTGTTGCTCCTAAACAATGGGTTGGACCTAAATCTATTGTTAGAGACTGGAATGATATATATTGCGATAATTGGATTCGTGTATAATTTTTATTAATAATATTTATAAAAAAGTATATATTTTTATAAATATTTAATTTATTAATTATTTATTCTTCATTCTTTTCTGAAATAGATTGTGGGTTGCTTGGTGTTACAGATGTTTCGTTAAGTGTACCCATACGATTTTCCTTAAGTTGTAATAATGCTCCACGATATACTTTTTCTACGGCTAAATAGTGATTGCTGAGCAAGGCACGTGCTTCCTTTATAGATTCCTCAAGTACAACCATGGCACCGCGGCTATCTGTTGTAAAAATATCAGCTAAGACTAACTTTGGTTGTACTCCATATCCAGCATGTTTTGGAATAACAACCTTTCGTATAAGTCCAACAACCTTTTCCATATGGTCGTCATATAAATCTCGTAATGTTTTGTGAGCAGCTCTTAAAATTGTTTTATCGGTATTATTACGTGTTTGTTCTGTAGGTTGTTCGCAATAGGCAGCAAGTTGTCGTGGACGTGATTCAAAGGCCGTATTTTCAAAGGAATCTATTGTATTTCCAGGAGATACATATTTCTTAAGTACATTAGCACTAATAAAATTATTCATTGTAGTTATACATTCAGATGCTGTAAGTGTCTCCATACCACCCTCAGGGCGATCGAAATATAAAGCATTTAATAACGCATAGGATACACTATCTGTACTACGCTTACCTTCCCATTTATCCTTACAAAAACGTGTCTGTAAATATTCAATAGGTGTGTTTCCAGCAGATAATGTTGTTATATTTGAGGCAAGTAAGAAAGCACGATACTGTGCTGGCGAGGCTCCCTCTGGTAAACCGGTAATTGTAGTTTTCAAGTTTGTAAACAATTCGAATGTCTTATTACTTAATTGTTTAGTGGACATTGTAAATAAATCTTTGAAAGCTGAGGGTAGTGCTGCTTTGGCTTCTACTGCATCTTCCAAGGGGACATCACTTAATTTGAGTGAATCCATAATCTTAGATACACGATCGGCAAAAGTCATACTTTCTACTGCAGACCCAACACTTGTACGTAACTTCTCAAAATTCTCGGCATCATATGTTTGTCCATTTTCGGCCATATAGAATTGAGACTTTTCACATCCTGTATCAGGGCAACTGAGTAAATTTTCTACATGTACAAGGAAAAATTTAGCACCGCCACGCATTTTACGTAACTTACGTGTTGATTTTTGATTTTTACGATTCTTGCGACTACCACGAGCTCCTAATAATACAGAGGGTTGAATACCTGTAGATGCTGTAGCAGAAGATGCTATAGAAGGAATTGATATAACACTGTTTGTATTTGATATCTGTCTAATAGGTGCTAATCCTGGAGTGGCTGCTTTGGCATTTGCGGCTGCTTTGGCATTTGTGGCTGCTTTGGCATTTGCGGCGGCCTTGGCATTTGCGGCTGCCTTGGCATTTGCGGCTGCCTTGGCAGTATTATTTGTCAAAACAGGTCGTGTAGGTACAACTCCTTGGGAACTAATATCCTGAGGAGGATCAATTTGAATTAACATTACACGTGTCTTTGCGGACTTTAATGGCTCATATACAAGACGACGTTTTGTATCAATAACAATAGATTCACGATTATTTAAATAAATCAACTTACGTGAATCTTCTGTAGAAGTACCAGGTAACATAACTGCTGTCATTTGACCACCGGCTTTGAGTGCTTCCAATACAGATAATGAAATTGAGTCATCACGTGCATCTAATTTTGCTGCTAAGTCTGCTGGTAACTGTGGATTCTTATAGCGATAATTGACAGTAGATTGAGTGACTGCAGTAGACTGAGTATCTAACAAACTTGGTAAACTTGGATTCAAACTCAAACTAGATGTTAATGCTACTACCATCGTCACAAGACGAATCATAAACCACGCAATATCATTACATAATTTTTGTGTAGCAGAATCCTTTTCAAGTTGTTTGTATTGGTCTTTCGTAATATATGATACAGCACGTATATCACCAGCCTTGTCTGGGTCCGGGAGACGTAGAATTTTAAACTTATCCTTTAATGTCGACGAAAGTACAACAAATAATTCCGCACAACGGTCAGGATTACTGACCATAGCAGATAGATTAAATAGACTATTTTCTGTGAGAATCGTATCTAATAATTTTGATAATGCTTCTAATGTATGACGTTGTGTAGAGCGTAGTTCAAATACACCTACTCGTTCTTTTTGTGCCTCAGTGGCACGTTGAATTTGTATGGATTGCTTAGCACCCATTCTACTTCAGGGTGTGTTTATTTTACATACCTTTATAAAAATAAAAATATGTAATATATAAACCAGTAATTCTGGTTATAATTAGTTTATTACATAGAGGCTGCTGAAGATTCTTTAAAGAGTACTGAACGCCATGACTCAATACGTTTGAGACATTTTTGTAAAGTGGCTAAACTAATAGAACATACTTTCGCAATATCAGCATTTGGCTTATCAATCTTAAGTTTCTCACATGTAAGAGCAAGAGCTGAAGCGGCAAGTGAGCTGGGAGTTGTTTCGGGACAAATACCTAATTCATCAATTAGGTCGCCAAGACGCATGGCAAGTTCTACAATCTGACCGTGTAATGAACGAGGCGTTTCGAGTTTGTAAATTGCTGGTTCTAAATAATGACGGAAATTGGTTGATGGTGTATCCATCTTCTTTTCTGGAGCAGATACATGGGTCGGTGCTGCACTATGAAGATGTTCCTCAAGTAAACCCGAAAACTGTTTAACACCACGTGTAATAAGTTTTACATCAATCTGAAATATATCCGCAATATCTACTGGACGACGTGGGGTATCATGTCGTTTGAGACTCTCATAGAGACATGCGGCCAAAAGAGCATCTTTCTGCTGACCACGGCAAATACAAAGAGGACTGACCTGGGCATATAACTGCTTTGTTTCCTCCACAATTGCTAAACTTATACCAGCATTGCTAGCACGTACATGAAGCATTTCAAAGACAGTCCATAATGTACGTTCACGATATGGCATAATATTCCAAAGATGATATTGACGTATACGACGCATAGCCTTATTATCACCGGGGCGGCTCATGATTCGAGTCCCAAGGGATGATTCTGGAAGTAATGGATTCATTGGATTACCAACTCGTGTAGGGTCTGGATTGCGGTCTTCTGAGCCAAACCATCGATATTCAGCAGAACTATCTATCATAAATCCCAAATGTGTACCACATTCATAGCAAATTAATTCATCATTATATTGTTGGACATTTCGATCTGATTCACACTCGGGACAGATATGGCCCTCCTGTTGCTCAGGCTGAGTTTCGAACATAGACCAATCATCATTCTTATTATTTATTGTTTTATCAGTATTGACATGAATGCCAGGAAATAAAAGATTCGACATTCTGAATCGGTTGTTGTCAGTTGCGGTAAGTCTTTTTTCACTGGTCACTTTTTACTCCATAAAATCTACCGCATTATTAAGAATGGATACTGGTGGGCTACTTGGTCCGACCTATAGTTATGCCGATGAACTCAAAACTCCTAGTGAACTAGGTATTAGCCAAGATGGTTCCTTTGAAGGAATTATGCGTGCCACAGCAGGTATAAACTATTATACAGACGCTATTGGATTTGGTCAGGCGACTATGTTAGCAAAAGGCCAAGGTATGAATCAACAACCGCTTGGTATACGATACTTTATTAAAACTGGTCAAACCTGCTCTAACGGTGCCGATATGTATGAATATGTTGATACTGTTCCCCATGGACTTCCTGGACGTGTAGGTCAAGAAATTCAAAATACACTTGGTGTACAAATGCGTGGATTGGCACCCGGTATTGTTGAAGATGCCGTTACAGCATTGAATCCTGTACCAATGTTTACTGCTGTTATTGGTTCAGGATATTGTGCTTGTAAGAAAGTAACTTTACCAGTTGGCAATATGAACAATCAAACCCGGTCACAATATGACCAGAACGCCGTATGGATTAAAGACCCATGGAGACCTGTCAATGGAGCACCCTCTCAAACTCGTTGGGTCTTTGACCACTATATTAGCATGGATGAGTACGATGCTACTCCTAAAACAGAAAAACCTGGTGTATTGCCACCAACCGAAGGATTTTGTGGTTCGCCCTCCACATCTGACAAATTTGCTGCTGGTATATTATTTGCAGCATTGTTTTTTGGAGTTGTAACATATATACACGCTCGTAAATAATTGAGAGATGTATGCGGTGGGCTAAAGATAGAAAGATATCAATATTCATAAAATGGATCTTGATACATTTCTTACCAATAATGGCGTCAATCGTGTAGAAGGAAGCATAACTGTTTGTAAAGAACAAGTATCATTATTACGTGAACTTGTAACTAAGCCTAATGTAAAAAGTATTTTTGAAATCGGCTTTAATGCCGGTCATTCCTCTGAACTCTTCTTAGAGTCAAATAAGGATTGTGTTGTCTTATCGTTTGATTATGGAGCTCATACAACTGTAACAGTTGGAAAGCGATTTATAGAAGAGCGTTACCCACGTCGTCACATGTTAATATTAGGTGATAGCACACAGACAATTCCTCGTTATAATGGTACAGAGAAATATGATATTATTTTTATTGATGGTGGTCATTCACTTGAAGTCGCTACAGCAGATTTAGCAAACTGCCGTCGCTTTGCCCATGCCAATACAATTGTTATTATGGATGATACAAATTATACTGAGGGTTGGGAACGTGTATGGACAGTTGGTCCTACTACTGCCTGGAAAAACGGAGTGCGTGATGGACTCATTACTGAATTAGCTCGTGCTGAATTTGCTCCTGGTCACGGTATGAGTTGGGGAAAATATGTGGTAAACTAAATAGTTAAAAAGTGAAATAAAATAATATATATTACATAGACTAAAGTAATGTCTTACATAGTCTATGGAGGAGTAAAATATACACAAACGCGACATGCGATTCAATGTAAAAAATGTTTAGATACAATTGAAAGTAAATTTATTCATGATTATAAAACATGTTCATGCGGATCAGTTGGAATAGATGGAGGAGTTACTCCTGGAAATCATATAATTGGAAATCCAATAGATATAAATAATCGAAGTATGTATTGTGCTATTATAAGAAATAAAAAAGTATGGTTATCACCAGAAATAGTTGCCTCATTTTATAAAACATTTAAAGAAACAATTGTTTAGTTTATGGCTACTATGGTCTAAAACAGTTTGATTTGACTATACATAGCAATGTCTAACATTCGTTTACATATTCCTGGCGTCCCACATACTATTACACGTCCTGAATTTAGCAATTGTGCCTATGCTGGCAAAGTCTTACGATTTGCTCCTATGATGCGTAGTCGTGGGTTTGAAGTCTATCATTATGGAATAGAAACATCGCAGTCAGGTGCGAATGTAGATATAGAACTTATGACTAAGGCCGAATTGAATGATTTGCGAATTGCGAGTTACAAACATTTACATCCTGAAATGAACACTGAGTCAATTCAAAAACGTATGGCGGACCCTACAACATTTGTGGGCGAACTTTCAAA